CCAGTGATCGACGACGAGGAGATCAGGAGGGTCGCCAGTGCAACCCGAGCAAAAGCGGATGAGGCGAGCGAAGGCGAAGACCCACGAGACCCGCCGAGATCGTAGGGCACGCAGGCAGCTCCTACGGGTCCTTCTGAGCGAGTCGAAGGGCGAAGTCGAGGTTCGGGCCGCTAAGGCGATCGCAGAGCGTTTACGGGGCATCTAGGAGCCCACAGAGGGTATACAATGGCACAGCTAAGAGAAACGATCCAGCTCACCCGGGTAAATTCGTCGAACCTCCAGGAGTCGGGGGGTTACCCGGCTCAGTTCGTGCAGCTCGAAACCGACTCGACCAAGCGGCTCATTGCGACGCAGGTGGTGGGGACGGCTCACGAGGCAGTCGCACGCGGGGACCTCAGCGCGACGGAATCGCTCGTATACTTGCGATGCCTCACGGAGGAGGCTGAGGTCACCTATGGAACGGTGGTTTCTGGAACCTATTATCCGGTCGCGATCCTGACAGCAGACATCGGCTACGTAAAGCTCGGGCTAGCGATCGACCTCGATGATCTTTACCTCGACAGCGACACAGCCGACACGGTTGTCGAGGTCATTCTGCACGAGATCACAGAGGACCAACAGAGTTGATTATCGACGAGGCCCTCGATGCCGAAACACTGGCCGACCCTCTGCTCTTCCTTCGGACCTGCTGGCCGCAGTTTCGGCTCTACGATGAGCAGGTCAGGATCGTCGAGTCAGTCCGAGACAACGTCGAGACCTATGTTCCAGCGGGGAACATGCTAGGCAAGGACTTCGTCTCGGGGTTCATCGCTCTTTGGTTCTTCTGCTCACGCTCGCCCGCGAGGGTCCTAACCTCCTCAGTCGATTACAGTCAGCTCAAAGGCGTACTCTGGGGCGAGATTCGCAGGTTTATCGATACCAGCCGGATTACGCTCGGGCTGGCGGTTAACGACCTCATGATCCGGCAACTGCGAGACGATGGTCTAGTGGACCCGAGGTCTGAGCTAATCGGGCGCGTCGCAAAGAAGGGCGAAGGGATGCTCGGTCGACACCTAGAACGAGGTCCACAGAACGAGCCGAGGACCCTCGCAATCATCGACGAGGCATCAGGATTCGAGGACATGCACTACGACTCGATCGTCACTTGGGCGCATCGAGTGCTCATTATCGGCAACCCCTATCCGTGCGACAACTTCTTCAAGCGCGGGGTAAAAGGCGGCGACGTCGAAGACTCGACTAAGGCAGGCGCATACTTTCGAAAAGTCATTCGAATTCCCGCATCGGTCTCACCGAACGTCAGGTTGGCCGAGATCGAGCAGAACGAAGGACGCACCCCCTCGGGTCACGAGATGGTCCCGGGCGTCATGTCGTGGCGCGAGTACCGATACCGTCGAGAAACCTGGGACAAATATAAGCAGACGATCGGGCTCGATGCTCAGTTCTATGAAGGGGCGGAGATCAAGCTCTACCCGCCCGAGCTACTGGCCGAAGCGATCGCAACGCACCGAAGGCTCGGTGATCGCACACGAGGATTGACGATGGGGGTCGATACTGGGGAGGGCGGAGACTCGACGGTCTGGACCGTATGCGACGAGCGAGGCGTGATTGAGCAGGTCTCCACCAAGACGGCAGACACGTCGGTCATTCCCGCGAGGACGATCTCCCTGATGGCTCAGTACGGGGTCGAGGCTTCGCGAGTCCTCTTCGATTCAGGCGGGGGCGGAAAGGAGCACGTCGACGTTCTCAGGGCGAAGGGCTACGAGGTCAAAGCGATTGCGTTTGGCTCCTCACCTACTTCGGCCGACGAGTTCGCGCTCTTTAAGCGAATGCCCGAACACCGACGAGAAATCAAAGAAGACCGGGAGGTATACCGCAACCGTCGTGCTGAGATGTACGGCGAGGCGTCAAGAGTCCTTCGAGGGGTTCATCCCTCGGGCATCGGTGCGGAAGGGTTCGGGCTCCCTGCAGAATACTCCGAGCTTCACCGACAGCTAGCCGTCATGCCGAAGCTCTACGACGAGGGGGGTAAGCTATACCTTCCCCCGAAGCACCGACCCACAGCAAGCTATACTGGATCGACCCTCGTGCAGATGCTCGGGTGCTCGCCGGACGAGGCCGATAGTTTCGTCCTGGCAGTGTTTGGGCTAGTATGGACCGAGACACAGGCAGCGGTTGGGGCGATGTTCTAGAGGCATACAGCCAATAGGTGAGACGATGCAAGACGGCAAGTATACAGAGACCGAGCTCAATTTTATCGCGAACGTCGGGGAGTTTATGCGGTCGACTCTGTCGCGACGGTTCGCGCTCGATGCAGGCACGCGAGACATCGACGCCGAGTGCCACTACCCGACAAGCACCTCAGCGCTCACAGCAGACATCTACCGAGACATGTACGACCGGTTCGGGATCGCCTCTCGTGTCGTCGACCTCTTCCCGATGGAGACGTGGGGTCTCAATCCTCAGGTCTACGAGCAAGAGGCCGAAGACACTCAGACAGACTTCGAGGTGGCATGGCAAGAGGTCTCGCGCTCGCTCGCGGGCACAAGTCACTTTGTCGATGAAGAGACGAGTCCAATCTGGGAATACCTTCAACGCGTCGATAGGCTCAGCGGTATCGGTCGCTATGGTGTCCTCCTCCTCGGTCTTGGGGTCGAGGGGGCGCTCGAAGACCCGCTCCCAGGGTTCGAAGATGATCGGCAACAGCAGATGATCGGTACATGGAACCAGCTCGCCCGCGCGCGAGGCAAGCGAGTCGAGCTTCTCTACCTGCGAGCGTTTGACGAGTCTTTGGTCGACGTCGATGTCTACGAGTCTCGAATGACATCGCGCCGCTACGGTCAGCCGATCTCTTATCGGATCACGCTCTCGGACCCAATGATCGAACACCAAGGGATCGGCCATGATGCTGGCCGAGAGGTCCGTGTTCACTGGTCGCGAGTGATCCACGTTGCCGACAACCTGATGAGCTCCGAGATATACGGGGTGCCTCGGATGCAGCCGGTCTACAATCACCTCCTCGACCTTCGTAAGCTCTATGGGGGATCAGCCGAGATGTTCTGGCAAGGGGCGTTTCCTGGGCTATCGTTCGAGACCCACCCGAGCCTCGGCAATACGGTCCGGGTCGATACGGCTGGGATGAAAGATCAAGTCGATCAGTACGTCAACGGTCTCCAGCGATACCTCGCTATGACAGGGACGACGGTCAAGCAGCTTGCTCCTGCCGTGGCCGACCCTACGAATCATATTGAGCGCACCCTCGATGCGATCTGCATTCTGCTCGGGGTTCCGAAACGTCTCTTTATGGGGAGCGAGCGAGGTGAGCTAGCATCGAGCCAGGATCGCAATACGTGGGAGGAGCGAATCGGAGACAGGCGAAGCCAGTATTGCAACCCGAGGATCATCCGACCGTTTATCGACCGGCTTATTCTAGCTGGTGTCTTACCAGTCCCACGCGACGGCTACCATATCAAGTGGCCTGAGTTCAACACTCCCACAGAGATCGAGCGGGCACAGGTCGCTACTCAGCGAATGCAGGCAGTCGCGAGCTACATTCAAAGCGGAGCCGACGTGCTGATCCCACCGATGGAGTTCCTCGTCAAGGAGCTGGACTACGAACGCGAGGAAGCCGAAGAGCTGCTCCGTCAGTCAGCAATGGAGATTGCCGACGAGGATAGCGTGCCAGAGGAGGAGGATAAGGATGATTCAACCGAGGTCGATCAAGCATCGGCTCAGGCTCAGCAGGCAGACTCCGCACAGGCTGGCGACATCCAGGGCGAGGCGCTGAACGGAGCGCAGATGGCGAGCCTCCTCAATATCGTCACCGAGGTCTCTGTAGGATCGATTCCACCGGCCACAGCAAAGGCCCTGCTCAAAGCAGGGTTCCCTCTGCTTACCACCGAGCAGATCGATGCCATTATCGACCCGGTGCCGAACAAGCCAACGCCAGCAGCACCAGAGCAACCGTTCGGCGGGACCGAAGTCGAGCTTGCAGCGAACGCCGAGCTGCCTCCTAACGCAAAGCTCAACAAGCCGTTCCGCACGCCAGACGGTCCGAAAAAGTTTGCGGTCTACGCTAAGAATGACAAAGGCAACATCGTCCTCGTAAGGTTCGGTGATCCCAACCTAGAGATCAAACGAGACGACAAAGAACGCCGCAAGAACTTTCGCGCGAGACATGGCTGCGACGACCCGGGACCCAAGTGGAAGGCAAAGTATTGGTCGTGCAAGATGTGGGACACAGAGTCGGTCTCGGACATCATCGACAACGAAGGTCACGACTGATGAAGAGGAAGTCGGCATTTGCACAGCCGAAGCGACTTGATCCGACAAGGACCGGATTGATCCGCAAGCGATTCGAAGCCGAGATTCGCCGCAGGGTCACCGCGCTCAAAAAAGAGATGTTTCAGCTCCTCACAGGAGACGTCGATCTCGATCAAGTGACCGCCAACAAAGAGTTTCGATTCGACTCTGCTGCCGATGCATATCAGCGGTTCCAGCGATGGATGCAATCCCGATCGGATCAGATCGTCATTGAACGGATACCACAGCAGCGACAGGGCGAGCCAAAGCCGAACTGGACTCAGGAGTACATCGAGACGGCCTACTTCAAGGGATCGATCCAAGCCGAAGAAGCAGTCAATCGAGGTCGCGGCATTATCCCCTCTGCACTCGAAAGCCGGGTTTCCATGTTCCTCAGGGCACCGGTTAACCTCGACAAAGTTCGTCTTATTTCGGGCCGAGCTTACGAGCAGCTGGGCGGGTTTACGACCGAGATGTCGACGAAGACCGCGACGATCCTGGCTGACGGTATCACGCGAGGCGACAGCCCACGGACAACGGCTCGTATTATGGCAAAAGAGATCGATAGCCTGACGAAGAAGCGGGCACTTACGATCGCCAGGACCGAAACAATCAGAGCACACGCCGAGGGTTCGCTCGACGCTATGGAGCAGATGGGCGTCGAAGAGGTTGGGGTCAATGTAGAGTTTCAAGCTACCTTCATCGATGAGGAGGCGGGCATCTTTGAAGAGAATGTCTGCCCGAAGTGCCAGAAGCTCGCCGGACTTGTGCTCCCGATCGCAAAGGCCCACGGGATGATTCCGGTTCACCCGAACTGCCGATGCGCCTGGGTTCCATCGCTC